ACAACGTAAACAAGGCTGGTCAAATAGAGATCAGAGAACAGATCGTGATAATTCAAGAAAAATTAGATGGCTACGTAGTCCTTGAGAGGAGGTGAGGAATTTGGGACGTAAGCAACGTTTAAGAGTCTGCTGTAATTTGTTGCAACTGGCTAATACAGCTAGTAACGAACAGCTTAGGAAGCGCTACGGCATTCAGTATCTTAGTACATTATCACGCTTAAAAGTAAAACAGCCTATCACGGCTCCGACCCCGTAATAAGCTGCACAATCAAACCAATCTAAGGTCAGTGTAACACTGGCGAGAGGAGAAAATCAATGTCTACTAAAAAATTCGTACTCACTGAAACAACTAAGGAGTTTTACGGCGTCACCCTTTATCAAATCAAGGCAGTTCGCCCGATTGAGCGCTTCGGCATCAAAGAGGGCGAGCTTGGCGGCTGGGTGGAAAAAGAGGACAACCTGGACCATTCCGGCGATGCATGGGTGCACGGCGATGCATGGGTGCACGGCGATGCACGGGTGTACGGCGATGCACGGGTGTACGGCAATGCATGGGTGTACGGCGATGCACGGGTGTACGGCGATGCATGGGTGTACGGCGATGCACGGGTGTCCGGCGATGCACGGGTGTACGGCGATGCACGGGTGTACGGCGATGCATGGGTGTACGGCGATGCATGGGTGTACGGCGATGCACGGGTGTACGGCGATGCACGGGTGTACGGCAATGCATGGGTGTACGGCGATGCACGGGTGTACGGCGATGCACGGGTGTACGGCGATGCACGGGTGTACGGCGATGCACAGGTCGAATCTCGCAAGCACATTTTCGTGGCCTCTTCCGTGGGCTCCGAAAGTGACACGCTTACCGCCTACACGATCAAGACAGGCGAAATTGAAGTTACCCGAGGTTGCTTCCGCGGCACGTTGACTGAGTTCGAAGATGCGGTAAATCGTAGACACCGTGAGAGTCGTTATGCAGAGGAGTACCTTGTCCTTATCCAATTTATTAAGCTGAGATTTCGTGAAGTCACCGTGTCTGTTGAAGAGGATTCTTCAAGAGGCATTTAAAAGTAGCCTGGTTTTATACCATCATCCATTATTTAGGAGGACTTATACATGTCAAATCTAGTACCTATTCAAATCACTCTGCAGGCGGCTACTGCTATTGATGCAAAACAATTAGTGCAAGACTTAGCCGGCACAATGTCCGGTATGCCTTCCACAGCTATTCCAGCGCAAACAGAGGTTTCTACTCTTGTAGGGTCAGCACCACCAGTACAACCGCCGCAGCAATTCACACAGCCAGCCTATCAGCAACCACAAGGTTATTCAGCACCATCTGTTCCGATCGCTCAGTCCCAGCCTCCGCAGCCGCCTCTCGGGACGGTACCGACAGCGCCCGCTCCGTCATATGACGTTACCCAACTTGGGGTAGCAGCGCAGCCGCTCGTAGACGCTGGTCAAAGTGCTCAGTTAGTCGGATGGCTGCAACAACATGGGTCCAGCGCTCTCACAGACCTTAACCCAAGCTTGTACGGGGAGTTTGCAACGTTCCTGCGTAGCCTGGGGGCGAAGATCTGATGTCGGAGATTGCTCACGCAGATAGAGCCCATGCCCTTCTATCGCCCAGCGGGGCTCACCGCTGGCTGCACTGCACACCTTCTGCGAGGCTTGAGGCTACCTTGCCCGACTCGAAAACTGAAGCATCTAGGCGCGGAGAGTTAGCCCACGAAATTTCAGAGCTCAAGCTTCAGAAGATATTTTCAGGATTACCGACTAGAAGCTTCAACGCTTCGCTGAAGAAGTTCAAAGGTCACGAACTATATGAGCCAATCATGGATGATCATACGAACGCTTATGTGGATTACATCCAGTCCATTGTTCACACTTTTCCGTCTCCGCCGTATGTGGTGATCGAAAGAAGCGTAGACCTGACGGACTTTGTCCCGGAAAGCTCGGGCACCAGTGACTGCATTATCATCGGCGGCGGTAAGCTGCATGTGATCGACTACAAAAATGGCCAAGGGGTTCCGGTGCCGGCAGAAGATAATCCGCAGATGAAACTTTATGCACTTGGAGCACTCAAAGCGTTCAGCCTGTTATTCCCGATCACAGAGGTTCATTTAGCGATTGTGCAGCCGAAAGTATGGGATCAACCTTCTGAGTGGTCGCTGCCGGTAGCGGATCTGCTTGCTTGGGGCGAGTCAATCAAACCTATCGCACAAGCAGCCTTTAATGGGGAGGGAGAATACTCAAGCGGTGATCATTGTGGTTTCTGCAGAGCAAGGATAAATTGCAGGGCCCGAGTTGAGCACATGCTTGATGCTAGCAGCCTAGCCCCGTTAAAGCCACCTCTTATCAGTTGGGGCGAAGTTGGTGAGGTGCTAAGGAAAGCAGAAGGGATTGACAAGTGGTACAAAGCCCTGAAGGAGGCAGCACTTGCTGAAGTGCTCAAGGGCGGACAAGTTGCTGGATGGAAAGCTGTGGAGGGTAGAGGCGGTAGGGATTATGCCAATATGGATGCCGCTTTTGCTCACCTGAAGGAAAAGGGTATTGAGGAGGCAGTATTGTACGAGCGAAAACCGTTGACACCGCCACAGCTTGAAGAAGCCCTGACTAAGAAGGTTTACAAAGAGTTACTGGAGGAACCTGGTCATGTCATCAAGCGTGCCGGCACGCCAACACTTGCGCACGAGGACGACAAAAGACCAGCAATAACCAACCAAGTCAAACCGGAAGACGCGTTCAGCGCTCCGATTGAATAAAACACGAAAAGGGGAAACGACAAATGACAAATGAAGCGACAAACGTAACGACTGGACAGGTAAGATTGAGTTTTGTACATCTATTTCAACCACATGCGAATCAACCAGGTCAAGAGCCTAAATATAGCACTACTATTCTAATTCCTAAATCTGATATGGCCACCATGCAACGTATTAATGCGGCCATTGAAGCGGCTGCTCAAAAAGGAGTTGCTGGTATCTGGAATGGCGCTCGCCCACCGCAGCTTAAAACGCCGATTTGGGACGGTGACGGTGTTCGCCAGAACGGTGAGCCTTTTGGTCCTGAGTGCAAAGGTCACTGGGTTCTGACAGCCAGCAGTAAACAGCAACAAGCTATCGTTGATCTCAATATGAATCCGATTATCAACCAAACCGAAGTGTACAGCGGTATGTATGCGCGTGTAAATATTAACTTCTTCCCATTCTCGAACAGTGGGAACCGTGGGATCGGTGCAGGTCTCGGACCAGTTCAAAAAGTGGCAGATGGTGAACCGCTTGGTGGGCGTGTATCTGCAGAACAGGCTTTTGGTGGTAATGGCGGCGGAGTGGGCTATGCTCCAGCTCCGGCCCCTCAAGGTTGGGAGCAAGTTCCTCCGCAGCAAGGTTATGGGCAGCAGCCTGCTCCTCAACAAGGTTATGGACAAGCTCTGGGGGCATACGGCCAGCCACAACAAGGCTATGGTCAACAGCCAGCGCAGCCGCCACAGATTGATCCAATCACAGGCAAGCCACAAAATGGCGGAATTTGGGGCATCTAAGTAAGGCACAGGGGTTCTTTATAGAGCCCCTTTTCTTTACCCGAAAGGAGGCCATAATGGCACATTTATCAATTGATATTGAGACCTATAGCAGCGTTGATATTAAAAAAGCAGGTCTATATAAATACGTACAATCGCCGGATTTTGAAATATTGCTATTTGCGTATTCCTGGGACGGTAGTCCGGTTCGAATACTTGACCTGAAACAAGGGGATAGCATTCCGCCAGAAGTGCGTGACGCTTTATTTCATAAATGGGTTGTCAAGCACGCTTATAATGCTGCTTTCGAGTGGTACTGCCTTAGCAAATACTTCGGATTACTGGGCAACGGAGAAGCCCTTAACTGGTTAGATCAGTGGCGCTGCACACAGATTCACGGACTATATCTCGGTTATCCTGCCGGACTTGGTAAAGTAGGCGAGGCAATGGGCTTGCCGCAGGACAAGAAGAAAATGGGCGTTGGTGGCTCACTGATACGGACATTCTGCGTGCCAATCAAAAAGCCAGCAAAATCAAACGGGTATCGTATCCGAACATTACCGCACCATGAACCGGAGAAATGGGAGCTATTTAAAGAATATTGCGTTGGGGATGTCGTAGCAGAAATGGAGATCCTTCGCAGGTTATCTGCTTTCCCGGTACCGGATCAGGAATGGAGACTTTGGCAACTAGATCAACAGATTAATGTCCGGGGTATTGCTTGTGATCTGGGTCTTGTTGAGGGGGCGCTGGCTGTAGACCAGCAAGTCACAGCAGAGTTAATGTCTGAAGCTGTTCAACTCTCCGGACTTGATAACCCTAAGTCGGTTCAACAGCTTAAGAAATGGCTGACTGAGGAAATTGGGGAAGAGGTTGATAACCTTCGGAAGGACACCGTTTCCGGATTAATTAAGACCGTGGAAGAAGGCCGGGCAAAGCGCGTGCTGGAGATCCGCAGAGAACTCAGCAAAACATCAGTTAAGAAGTATCAGGCTATGCAGACGGTAGCTTGTGGGGATGGCAGAGTGCGCGGGCTACTCCAATTTTACGGTGCTAATCGAACAGGCCGTTGGGCTGGACGGCTGGTGCAGATCCAAAACTTAACTAAAAACAAAATGGATTTGGAACTTCTGAAATATGCCAGACAGCTTGTGCGAGAACAGCGGATAGGCATGCTTAAGCTGATGTTTGGCAGCCTGTCTGATACACTTTCTCAGCTTATACGAACTGCGTTCATTGGTCCGGATGGAAAACTGCTCCACGTCGCTGACTTTAACGCGATTGAAGCGAGGGTGATTGCTTGGCTGGCTGGAGAACAGTGGCGGCTCGACGTCTTTGCTTCTCACGGAAAGATTTATGAAGCGTCGGCTTCTCAGATGTTCGGAGTGCCAATCGAATCCATAGGTAAGGATAGTGACCTACGGCAAAAGGGTAAAGTATCGGAGCTGGCGCTCGGTTATCAAGGCGCTGCAGGCGCACTGATTAGCATGGGTGCACTAGATATGGGTCTCAAGGAAGAGGATCTGCCGGAGATCGTCACAAGGTGGCGGAACGCGAATCGGCGTATCGTTGATCTGTGGTTTAGCTTTGATCGGGCAGCCATTGAGGTTATGGAGACCGGGCAGCCTGTCGGCGTTCGTGGGATCATCTTTGCCCGGGAAAGCCATTACGGGAGTGGGCTAGACTTTTTTACGATTCAGCTTCCAAGCGGTCGCAAGCTCTACTATGTTCAACCAACACTGGCTCAAAATGATTTCGGTAAGCAGGCACTTCATTATATGGGTCCTGATCAAAAGACAGGTAAATGGGTGCAGCTATCTACTTACGGCGGCAAGCTTGTCGAGAACGTGGTTCAGGCGATCGCTCGGGATTGTCTAGCTGTATCGCTAGTGAGAGCTGATCAAGCTGGATTTGACACGGTGCTTCACGTACATGATGAAATCGGAATCGAGTCTGATCGATCAGAGGATTTGGACCAGATGTTAGACTTGATGGCCCAGCCGATTGAATGGGCGCCAGATTTGCCGCTTAAAGCAGCAGGGTTCACAACTGAATTTTATATGAAGGATTGATATTTATGGATGTAGTTATAAATGAAAAAGCACGGGATGCACTTAACCGATTATCCGCGATGCCTGGTATGGTCCAAGTTAAAGACCAGGTTGAACAGATGGTTCAGTATCATCGAATAGCAGAACTCCGTAAACAGAATCGCCTGAAGACTCGGCCGCAATCGAATCACATGGTCTTCACAGGAAACCCCGGCACAGGCAAAACAACAGCAGCTCGCTTAATAGGTGAAGCTTTCGCAGAGATAGGCCTTCTGGGGCGTCAAGGCGGCGACGTTCCGTTTGTGGAGATCAGCCAAGGTTCAATAACAGAGGCACATGTTGGCGCATCAGAAAAAAAAGTAACCAGCAAATTCAAAGAGGCCCGAGGCGGAGTTTTATTTATTGACGAAGCATATGCGTTCATCGGTAACGCTGCTCACAGACACGACCAGAAGGTTGTCGCGACAATGGTTCAGGCTATCGAGGACATGCGCGAGGAGATTGTCGTAATCGCTGCTGGATATCCGAAAGACATGGCGGAATTTCTCGCATTCAACCCTGGACTAGCTTCTCGGTTTCCGAACACGATTCATTTTCCAGATTACGGCGTTCCCGATCTCGTCCGTATCGCGCAGCAGATGCTGCTGGATCAAGAGTATCAGGCTGCGCCTGATTATCTGGAGGTGCTGGCTAGCGTGATGTGGATTGAGAAGAGCCAGCCGAACTTCGGTAATGCCCGGACTGTTCGTAACCATGTTGAACGGTCGATTCGGAGGCAGTCTATCCGTGTTTCGAAGATGAAACAGCCTTCGCGTAAAGATTTGGCTACGCTCATTGGCGTCGATCTCGTTCACTCGCCTACAGACGTTGCACACACTGAACGAGAAGCCTTGAATCGTGTTATCCAGGAGGCTAATGGGAGACTCTTTGAATTAGATTTACGAGCAATATTAAAGCTTTGATCGGAGGCAGGCGTTATGCAATTTAACAGACAACTAACTATATCCTCCGCCGGCAGCCGTCATAGCACAAACTGGCAGCCTCAAGTTATCTACTGGTCCGAGCTGGTGGAGCGCCTGCGGACCGCTACGAGAGGCACTGAGACGCTGGCGCAGTACTTAGCGATGCCGAAGAGCCAGCAGGACGATCTGAAGGATGTCGGAGGCTTTGTTGCTGGGGCACTTGCAGGAGGACGCCGGAAGGCTGGAGCGGTGACAGGGCGCGACGTGATCACGCTCGATCTGGACAATATACCTGCAGGTAGAACAGCAGATGTACTGTGCAGGCTTGAGGCTCTTGGTTGTGCTTACTCTGTCTACAGTACTCGGAAGCACGAGGAGGCAAAGCCTCGGCTTCGTGTGCTTGCTCCACTAGATCGAACGGTTACTGCAGATGAATATGAGCCGCTAGCGCGTAAGCTGGCGGCCATCATCGGTATTGAGCTTTGTGATCCGACCACGTTTCAAGCCACGCGGCTTATGTACTGGCCGAGCTGCAGCGCAGATAGTCAATACGTTTTTACATTCAGCGATAAGCCTTTTCTTTCTGCAGACGGTGTTCTTGCTATGTATGCCGACTGGCGTAACTGGCAAGAGTGGCCGCAGGTGCCAGGCTCACAGCAGACGCACGTTAGGCTGGCAGCTAAACAAGGAGATCCGACAACAAAGCCGGGTGTCGTAGGGGCGTTTTGCCGCATTTATGATGTGCCGGCAGCTATAGCAGCCTTTTTGCCGGGTATCTATGATCCGACAGATGACGGCCGCTTAACCTACGTTGGCGGTTCTACTACGGGTGGCGCGATCGTGTACGATGATGGCCAATTCTTATACAGTCACCATGCAACGGATCCATGCAGCGGTCGACTAGTTAACTCCTTTGACTTGGTCCGCTTGCATAAGTTTGGCGATCAGGATGACGAGGCCAAAGTGGGAACTCCAACAAATAAGCTTCCAAGTTATGTGGCCATGACGGCATTTGCAATGCAACAGGATCCAGTCGCAGGGCTTCTCATGCAGGAGCGATATGAGAAAGCGGTCGAGAGTTTTGGAGCAACCGGTGAGGCTCCCGACAATATGGACTGGATGCAAAAGCTTGAGATTAATAGTAACGGTCTGTATCTCAAAACGGTTGATAATGTACTGATCATACTCGAGTATGATCCAGTCTTAAAAGGCAAAATTGCTTTCGATGAATTCGCGAATCGAGGGCTTGTGCTTGGAGCTCTTCCATGGGATCCTCGTCCGGATCGGCGTCCTTGGGCGTCTTCTGATGATGCTGGAATCTATCATTATATTGAAAAAGTATACGGTATAGCCGTAGAAACGAAAATCAACAATGCTCTTACTCTTATCTCTCATAAGTATAAATTTAATGATGTTCAGCGATACCTTGAAGGTCTACAGTGGGACGGTGTTCCTCGATTGGATACATTGCTTTCAGACTACCTGGGCGCAGAGGACAACGTATATACTCGTGCTGTGTCCCGCAAATCCTTCACGGCTGCTGTAGCCAGAGCTATGGTGCCTGGCGTCAAATACGATTACATGCCAATCTTAGCCGGTCCTCAGGGTCTTGGTAAAAGTACCTTCCTTCGATTAATGGGCAAGAACTGGTATAGCGATAGCTTGACCACATTTGAAGGCAAAGAAGCCTGTGAAATGATTCAGGGGATTTGGGTTAATGAAGTCGGCGAGCTGACGGGCATGAGTAAGTCGGAGAGCAACGCCGTTAAGCAATTCCTGAGCCGGACGGAGGACATTTACCGCGAAGCTTATGGAAAACGTACTATGCCTTATCCGAGACGCTGTGTGTTCTTTGGGACTACGAATGACAGTGAGTTCTTACGGGATCGGACAGGTAATAGAAGGTTTTGGCCTATCGATGTTGGCTCACTACAACCGACGAAAAGCGTCTTTAGGGATTTGGCCGGAGAAGTCGATCAAATTTACGCAGAGGCTTTCGTACGCTGGCAGCTAGGTGAACAATTGTATTTAACCGGAGAAGCGGAAAGGCTCAGTAAGGAACAACAGGACGAGCACAGGGAGAGTAGCGCCAAAGAGGGTATAATAAGAGCTTTTGTTGAACGTCCGATTCCTGAGGACTGGCAGAAGCGTGATATACCTACACGCTTGATGTACTGGGGTGGGGAGTTTGGGAAGCCCCATGAAGGCGCCGCGAGGCCCCGGGACCGGATATGCGCCGCAGAGATCTGGTGCGAATGCTTCCGATCGGACATTAAATTTATCAAGCAGATGGATACACGTGAGATAAACGGGATTTTGGCGTCAATGCCTGGTTGGGAAGAGTACAGAGGAAGGTTCGGGCCCTATGAATTTCAGCGAGGATTCAAGAGGATAATAGGTTGACAATGTTGACATAAGAGTGTTGACAAGTAATCAGCCCGTCAACAAAGCCCATGTGACAGATTTTTAGGTGTCAACATCTTAGTCAACAACAGTGTCAACAGTAAAAAATCTTATAAACTCTATATTTATATTACTTTGTTGACATTGTTGACACTTAAATCTATTAAAGAAGAAATTAAAGAATTATAGATATTAGGCCTTATATGTAAATACCTAATACGCCTGATTATAAAAAAGTTACACGTGCGTAGCGCGTACGCGTGTAACACAGCTTAAGGAGGTTTGTCAAGATGAGAGAGCGAGATATAGAGTCATATTTAAGAGATCGAATCAAAGCGATCGGAGGATGGGCGCCTAAATGGACGTCACCAGGAAACAGCGGAGTACCAGACAGGATTGTATTCCTTCCAGGTGGCCATATTGTGTTCGTAGAGTTAAAAGCCACAGGTGAGAAGCCACGACCTTTGCAATTGGCGCAACATAAACGAATTCAGTCTTATCGGCAAGATGTTCGAGTGATTGACAGCCGCGAGCAGGTGGACACCATGCTGCAGGAGCTGATCGAATCATGAGTACTAAGCAGTTTGTTCCCCATGATTACCAGCGGTACTGCATTAACCGGCTTCTGGCTGATGAGGAGCTTGGGTTATTTCTCGACATGGGTCTTGGTAAAACTGTTATTACCTTAACGGCAATCAATGATTTGAAGTATAACCGCTTTGCAGTTCGAAAGGCTTTGGTGATAGCCCCGAAAAAGGTTGCAGAGGCTACTTGGAGTAACGAGGCAGCCAAGTGGCAACACCTACAGCACTTACGAATCATACCTGTACTAGGAAACCAGCAGAAACGGATCAGAGCTTTGAATACACCAGGGGATATATGGGTGATCAATCGGGATAATGTGGCTTGGCTGGTAGAGCATTATCGTAATGCATGGCCTTTCGATATGGTTATTCTGGACGAGCTCTCCAGCTTTAAGAATCATCAAGCGAAACGATTCAAGGTGCTGACGTGGATCCGTCCACACATTAAGCGGATCGTCGGACTGACAGGTACACCAGCCCCGAACGGGCTTCTGGATTTGTGGGCGCAGGTCAATCTACTTGATCAAGGGGTTCGCCTGGAGAAGTACATCACACATTATCGTACCAAGTACTTTGAGAGGAATTATGACGGCCACGGATACACGGCTAAGCCCGGAGCCGATGACGTTATCCAGCGTAAGATTGCAGATATATGTATCAGCATGAAGGCCGAGGACTATCTGGAATTGCCTGATTGCATAACGAATGTCATTCCAGTGGTGCTGGATGAGAAGGCACAAAAGCAGTACAAGCAGATGGAGAAAGAGCTTCTGCTTGAGCTTGATGACAATACCGAGATAACCGCAACTAGTGCCGCAGTGTTGACAGGTAAATTGTTACAGCTTTGCAATGGAGCCTTGTATGATGGTGATCGCAACGTCCATCAGATCCACGATTGTAAGATCGAGGCGTTCATGGAGCTAATCGAGCAATTGAACGGGAAGCCGGCCCTTGTGTTTTATAGTTATCAGCACGACAGGGATCGGATTCATAAGGCACTAGAAAAATCAGGCCTCCGAGTTCGTGACCTGAAGACGCCCCAAGATCAATTGGACTGGAATGCTGGAAAAGTCGATATTCTTCTAGCGCACCCTGCTAGTGCAGCCTATGGACTTAACCTGCAGGACGGGGGTAATCATGTTGTGTGGTTCGGCCTTACGTGGAGTTTGGAACTTTACGAACAGGCGAACGGCCGTTTACACCGTCAAGGCCAAAAGCAAAAGGTTATCCTGCACCACCTTGTTGTACAAGGCGGAGCTGATGAGGATGTCATGGCGGCACTAGAGAGCAAAGCAGCAACGCAAGACAAGCTGCTGCAGGCGCTTAAGGTTCGAGCGGACAAGATTCGAAAGGGGGCATAACAAGATGGCTGATAACGTACATCATCCGGCCCACTACACAGCCGGGCCCATAGAATGTATTGACGCAATAGATGCAGCTACAACAGGACTTAATGGCCCTGAAGCGTATAACACTGGACAGGTTATAAAATATATCTGGCGTTGGAAGCGTAAGAACGGCCTAGAAGATTTGAGAAAGTGCCGCTGGTACTTGGATCGGCTAATAACCAAGTTGGAAGGTGAAAGTGATGGCGTACAAGAACCGCAGACCACAAGCCCATAGATTCAAAGTGTGCCCGTTATGCCGTAAGCGATATGCATTACTTTATTTTCCTAGACATAAATGCGTGAGAGGTGATTCAGATGGAATTCCAACAGAGTTACGGGGATCTGTGCCGGGAGATCGAGGTTCTGGAACTTCGACTGGATGATTTAGAGCAGGATTTAAAACGAGCCCGAAAGCTTTGTTTTTCCGGACGACTCCCATCTGATCCGCTACCGGTACACGTGCCACTAGATAAAGCACTGCAAGAATATGATCTTGTAGTGGCTAAAATCATAGAGGCAGCGAGTCAACTAGAAGTAAAGCGCTTGGTAAAAACAAAGATGGATCAAAAGCTGAACGAATTTGAAGGGCTTGAGTATCAAGTCGCCTATATGCGAGATATCCAAGGAATGCCTCTTTACAAAATCGCAGAGCAATTAGGATATTCATACGACTGGATTCGAAAGGTTAGTAGTCGAATCAAGGCACAAAGAAGGCACAAAAAGATTGATTTTTCCTGATATACTGAAATTGTAAAAGTGTATCAAGACGGGAGTTTTACTTTGGTCAGTGTTTCTCCCGTCTTGATTATCACCGATGTAGCTCAACGGTAGAGCGTGGAGGCGGCCGCAATAACAGACTCCAAAAGGTATCAGGTTCGAGTCCTGACGCTGGTGTACAAATAACCGGATGTGGTGTAGCTGGGTAGCACGCTTGCTTTGGGAGCAAGATAGTGTAGGTTCAAAT